AATAAGCAACATGAGCATTTTTTGTATCTGTCGCCGTTCCAACGATTGCAAACATATCACCAATCCGGCAACCATTACGGATACCAGATGTGCTGGACCAAGTTTCCTCATGATTGATAGTACCGTACGTAGTCCATCGAGACTCAGTAAAGGCATCTCTGACTACGTTTGCTACAAGACTATAGCCCTGTGATCCGGTGGCACCTGTAGTGCCTTTATCCCCCTTATCTCCTTTTGTCCCGGTTACACATACTGCGGTAGTTGTTGAAGATGTATTATCGGTATAAGTGATAACAGACCTGGCCCAGATATACTTTCCATTTTCCCATCCAGGATAAGTCGTTCCCCATGAACCGCCATTCAAAGATGTCGCAGAAGTTGATTTGTAATACTGTTCTACGATAGATTTTACACCTTTACCAGTCCCTCCAGTATCTCCTTTATCACCTTTCGATCCCTGTGCTCCGGCAATGCATACTCCATTTTGATTCGGGGAATAGGTTTTGTTTCCAGACCCATCAATTGTTACTGTACGACTCCACATATACTTTCCATTAACCCATGTCGGCGCTGTCGTCGACCATGATCCACCGGACAATGAAGTTGCCGAAGTTGAGAGATAATACTCCACGTCAACAAAAGACACATAATCCTCAGGTGCCGGTGTCCAGTCTGTGGCCATATTGCCTTCTTCTAATTTTTCCCATTGAAAAGTAAGTGTTCCGGTGCCAGTAACGTCTAGACCTAATCTCGGAATTATAACACTTCTCGTGCTATTTCCACCTTTAGGTATCGTATATGTAACCCAATATTTTGTCATTGTAGTAGTAAGAACGAAGTCGCACAAACCATCAATGGCGGTTGATCTTTGTCCTTGACTACCAACTACAGAAATAATATTTGACGGATTATAAAAATGCACTCGTATTTTATCGCCATTGACAGATGACTTTGCCCAGAAGGATAATGTATATACACTTCCATTTAGTAAGACCGTTGTTTTCCATGAGCATTTATCAGCATATCCAGATGTTGGATAGGTATACGTTATGGGAGATTTATGTGTTCCCACCAATAAATTTCGTCCGCCGACGACAATTCCTTCCGGTGTGCTGCCGACGTTGTAAGCAGTTGAAGTTGTATTATCCGTATAGGTGATGATCGTTCGTGTCCAGAAATATGGTTTGTCCGCACTTGTCGCCGGAGGAGTTGCTGACCATACTCCAGTAGGGATCGTAGTTCCAGACGAACTTGCCTGATATGTTACTGCAGTAGATTTAACGCCTTTTCCACTTGCACCAGTATCGCCCTTATCTCCCTTACTGCCGGTAGCTCCTGTTGCACCCCTCGGGATAATTGTATGGCTTATACACAAACCTTTCAGATCTCCAGATGCAGTATTACTCCGATAATAAGCAACATGAGCATTTTTTGTGTCCGTTGCAGTTCCAACGATTGCAAACATATCACCAATCCGGCAACCGTTACGGATACCAGATGTGCTGGACCAAGTTTCTTCGTGATTAATCGTTCCATATGTTGTCCACCGAGACTCGATGAAGGCATCTCTAACCACATTTGCCACAAGACTATATCCCTGTGAACCAGTAGCCCCTGTAGCACCTTTGTTACCATATACACCGATAACTCGTTTTGTTGTGTCTACAGTTGTCCCATTTGTATAAGTAATTGTCTCGTAGTTCCAGAGATATTTATCGCTCTCTGTCATTGTCGGAACGGTGGATGACCACGATGTAGGAACAGTCGAATTGGATGTGGAGACTGCGTAGTGCTCAGTAATGCTTTTAATGCCATTTCCGGTTGATCCGGTATCACCTTTATCCCCTTTACTTCCCTGATCACCGTATGATCCAATGACGCAAGGCATAGTTGTACTCGCCACGGTTCCGTCGGTATACTTCACAACCTCATAATTCCAAAGATACTTCTTAGCCGCAGACACAGACTGGACAGCTGTTGTCCATCCACTCGTCGCCGTTGTAACTCCGCTGGAAGATGCCGTTGCCAGGTAATAATTGACTACTGATCCAATACTCTTTCCATTGGTGCCATTTGCACCATTGGTTCCCATACGGCCGACACTATATATCGTGGATGTTGTGTTGTCAGTGTAAGTGATGATTGTACGTGTCCACAGATACTGCCCCGCGGATGCAGATGGCACAGACCCAGACCATGTGCCAGTTGGAACTGTTGTTCCGGAAGTTGAAACCTGGTATGCAACAGATGTCGATTTAACCCCCTTACCCGTATCACCCTTATCACCTTTGGCTCCAGCCTCGCCTTTGATTTTCGCCCACTTATACATTCCGACACTTGTAGGATCATCTTTTGCATAGTCCACGCATGTTCCGATATAAGCGCCAATATCCTCACCACTGTTCCCGGTGAATGTCTTCCCACCGTCATTACTATATTTGATGTGCAGATAACTGGTTTTCCCGTCTGCTCCATTGGTACCTGAAATTCCCTGTTTTCCCTGTGGCCCCTGCGAACCTTCCAGCTGCTGCCAGCTGTACTTCTTCGGATCATCCGAATCCGTCTGTGTAAAATCCACATACGTTCCAATGTATTTTGACGGTGTCTCTGTCATCTGAGACGCAGAGGTCGGATTCGAAACTGCAGAATACTTGATGTGAAAATACGTCGTTTTTCCATCTTTTCCAGCAATACCTCGCTCCCCCTGTGGTCCCTGGATTCCCTGCAGTCCCTGCGTGCCCTGCGGTCCTTGAATCTTTGTCCACTTGTATTTAGATGGGTCGGTAGAATCTGCCTTTGTATAGTCCGTATACACACCGATGTACGTCTTACCGGTTGATTCAGTAATAGAAAAGCCTGTCTTTCCATCCGCACTCGTTGCATAAGCGATATGAAAATACGGTGTTTTTCCATCTGCTCCCGGCTTTCCTTGGATTCCCTGCGTACCATCGGCACCTTTAATCTTACTCCAAGCATATTTCGTTGGGTCTGTGCTGTCCGCTACGACCTCATCTACATACATTCCGACATAATCACGATCCGAATCAGAAACGGAGAAACTGACCTTTCCATCAGAGCTATTTGCATAAGCAATATGCGTATACGTGGATTTGCCACTTTCGCCCTTTGGTCCCTGGATTCCCTGATCACCCTTATCGCCCTGCAGGCCGCGCAGTCCTTGCTCGCCCGGATCTCCCTTATCTCCTTTCGGCCCCTGAAATTTGCTCCAACGATACTTCGCCGGATTGGTGCTGTCAGCCTTGATAAAATCCACGTATTGGCCTATATACGTTTTATCGACGGCGTTGGTTGTCGAAAAGCCTGTCTTTCCATCCGCGCTTGTTGCATAAGCGATATGCAGATAACTGGTTTCACCATTCGCACCGTTTTCTCCAGGGGTTCCATCGGCGCCGTCCTCTCCGTCATCGCCCTGAAATTTTCGCCAGGTGTACTTGGTCGGATCTGTACTGTCCTCCAATATATAGTCCACATAGGTACCGATATATTTTCCTGTATCCTTCCGCAACTGATTTGCTGTCGGGTTCGGAACATCAGCATATCTCACATGGAAGAAACTAGTCAGACCATTCTTTCCGGGCTCTCCCGCAATTCCCTGCTCTCCAACAACCTTTACCCAGGTATAGATGCTCGGGTCTGTAAGTACCGGCTGTTTTGTCGTCTGATTGTATGCGATACCCATGTATGTCTTTCCAGCTGATTTGAGCGATATTCCGCCGCCCGTTTCCGTATCAGCAAACACAACCCAAGTGTAAAACGTCCGGTTCTTTGCCAGTTTTTCAAATTGTGAAGCCAGACTTTCCATCTTTTCCGAAATTCCACTTGATTTGAGTTTATATTCGCCCAGCGTTGCTGTGTATTCATCATTACAAATGGAAGATTCCAATTTCATGATTCTCGCAGACAAATACAGTTCTCCGGTATCGTCTACAATATTCACCGTATCGCCGATTTTAATCCCATCCGGCAGATACGCCAGCTCTACTTCATAGGAAACAGCCGCATCGTAGATCTTTTTCAGTTTGGAAACGGCACGATTGCACAGTTCCGACTGGCTGGTAGTATCGTAAGTGTACGACTGGACGATATGTCCCGTACCACTTCCTTTTTCAGATAAATAACGGCTCCATTTCGCCACGGCACTTCTGGAATACAGAGTGCTGCCGGACAAATAGATGTCGCCGTCATCGTATTTGTATCCCTTTAAAGTGATTGGCGTCTCGCTTTCTTCCGGATAGCCTCCTGTAACAGACAGTGCGGTCGCCAGATCTTCCACAGAGCTCTTTACAATGATATTGTTGATCTCCCGGTTGATCCGCAGCTCCCTGCCGCTGTCTGTTCCCCGTTTTTTATGTAGATTGATATACTTGTGCCGGGTCCGCAGCCGATCGATCTCAAAACTGTACGATACCTCCGCATCAAACTGTGTGGCAACACTCAGAATTCTCTCCGAAGCTGTTGTTTCCCCCTCCCAGGACAGTTTTCTGTTCAGATTGCTGACCTCGTTCAGTCCTACTTCAAAACCGGAATCGTAGCTGAATTTCTCAACGTAATAGCTCGCCGGGTATGCTTTGTCGGCCGCATAGGCTCCAACCGTTTCATTCAGTAGATCCATTCCTGCGTCTTCTGCATAAATTTCGACTTCCTGTTTAAAAACATTCTCCTCACTGGTAATGATGGTATAGAATTCCTCTTCCTCTCCATTCTTTCTGAGAATGTAATTTCCGACTGCCCCATACCGAGAAGCTTCTTTTCTCGTTTTTTCTGTATAATTCAGTGTAAATTCAAGTGTTGCAACACCAGCTTCTACTTCTTCCGTTTTCAGGTCGTCTGAAATTCTCAGCCCTTCCGGGAGATGTGTACTCGCCTGCCCCAGAATATTCATATGTCTGTCCGTAAAATACAAAATCACAGAAACACCTCCCTGTATTTCATCGTAAACTCTGGTTGTGTTGCCCAGTTCGAAGCGATACATTCGATCTGATTCGTCCCAGGTTTCAAGTAGAACCCTTCCCAATCATTTCCAAGTGTTCCAAGATCCTGCCGTGGAAGCCCCTGCAATGTAACATCTCCATTGCTGCAGTCTGCCGTTAAGATCTGGTTTGCTGCAAATTTGTTCGGGATATCTCGCCATTTCTCTACATTGTCGATGCGGATGGAAATCCCACGGAAATAATTTCTCGTAACGAATTGATTTCCCGTATCTCGCGCTCCCCACTGTCCAATGTAAAGTTTTACACTGCATACTTTCGTGTCTTTTAATTCTGGAACTGTAAATTCTTTGTATCCACCAAACCAGTAGAAACGTATTTTTTCGCCGCTCTTTAAAATATCGCTATCACCATGCAAACGATTATATGGATTGGAATCGTCTCTGTAGCATGGTTCAAATGTATATTTCTTTACAACTCGCGGTTTATTTCCACCTACCCACATGCACATAGCTGCTGTGTTTCCGCTCATGTCATTCTTATAGATTTCCTGGCAACAAATCATTTTTCCATTTGTATCGCAAAAAGCAACCGCCTGGCATCCTGTCTGCCCCATCAAACCCGTCTCAAACCAGCTGTTCACGTAACAATATAGATTAGCAGATCCCTTCGTTCCGTTTGAATCCACAATCGGAATTGTTTTCATTGCCCCGTTCCATCCATTTTTATTTGCCGTTGTAGCATATCCACTGCTGGCCAAATACAGCCCCTGTGTTCCGTCATAAACGTCCATAATGCTCAATTTTCCAGCTGTTTTGCTTGTGTCATGCAAAAAATTATTTCCTGTGTCATCTGTCCATTTCGTATCTTTCGCCCATATCCTGCTGTCCTTATAGTTTGTTACCATTTCACTTTTTTTGTACATTTCGCCATCCGCTTCATCTGGATCGCCAAACTGGAGGATTTTCTTTGATTCATTCACGAAACCGATCATGCCATTGTCGCTTTTCATTTTCGCTTGGAAGGACGGAAATGCTTTGTACGTGCCATTGTAGGACACGACGAACGTTTTCCCGCCATCTGCAGTCGGGCTTACGGTAAATTCTTCCACGGAATATTTGAATGGATCCGCGCAGTAAAATTCCAGCTCCGATGTAATCGAGTTCTTTCCTGCAGGCACCTCACCGGCTCCCTGCTTTGTTCCGATATAATATTTGTCCGGCTCATCCGCAAAAATAAGAGTCGCCTGTTCTTCATCCAGAAGAGCATTCAGCTTGTTATACGCACTACGAAAAGCCGAATTATCTTCAGCAATCAGTTGATATCCAACCACAATGGTTCTTGGTTGATAGCGTTTGCGCCGGTATTTCGTACCATCGGATACGCCAGTTTCCAGATCTGTAATCTCCGTCCCTAAAACTTCCCGGCCAGACACATATAGTGTCCGGTAGCCGGGAATCACATTTTCCAAATAGTTTCCATTAAACATGAGAGCCTCCGAAGGCAGGTTCTGCCCTGGGTACCGCTCTGTGGTATCTACAAAGTTATACATTAGTTCTCCTGCCTTTCTTTCTGTTCTCCCTTGTCTCCTGTTTCTCAATTTCTTCTCGTGTATACGTTGCAGTCGCTTTTCCAATCTCTCTTCCGTCCAGATTAACCGGTACGTAGATGGTATACTTTCCGCTGCTGCTGTACTGGTAACTGTCGTTCAGATCTTCATAGCCTGTCCGAAGGCTCATTCCGATTTCCGGTGCAGGTGTAAGCTCCGGAATCTGTATCAGCTCCATGGCTGCCTGCTTTGCTTCCTGAACATGATCCATAATGCCGTTGATCCAGCCAATACCGAAATAGTTGCCCAGCTTATCCGCAACCCGTGACGGACTGTGAATCTGTGCTTTCGCGCGGATTGCCGCCTCTGCAGCAGCCGCAAGCTGTGCCGCCACTGCTCTTACATGGCCGACCTGGCTTGCCATACCGTTTGCGAGTCCCATGCCAATGTATGCACCGTACGAATAGGTGTTTATGTTGCTTATAGGTGTCTTTGCCGCATTTGCAAGTGCACGTGATGCGCTCGTTACAGCACTGTTTTTTGATCGGATCCCATTTGCCATATTGTTTCCAATACCCTGTCCACTGCGAAGTGCCGCTGGTTCTGTCGTTTTCAACGCAGCATTCACTGCTTTTGAAACGTTTTTAGCGCTGGAAACTGCTTTGGTTCCACTGCTCGAAATTGTACCCGAAAAATTACTCATCGATGTAGACGCAACATTATTTAAGGTAGTCAAGCCGGTATCCATACCCTCTGTGACCGCTGCTCCCGCGTTTGTTCCAGCCGAAAGCAAAGTCCCATTGCCATTGCTGATCCCGGCTGTAAGCGCGCTAATTGCTGTGTCTCCGACACTTCCCGCGGATGCTGCAACGCTTCCAATGCCAGCCTGAATCCCGGCCGCTGTACTACTTGCCGCTGTATTTCCGAGCGAATTCGCCGCACTTGATACCTGCGAACTTCCGGCATTAATTCCGGATACCGTACCAGACGTTACGCTTTTTCCGCCTTTTTCTCCTCCTGCACACCAGTCACTGATATTGCCGAAAAACTTTCCGATTTTTCCACCCAACTTGGAAAGCCCACCGAAGATTCCTTCTCCAATGGCCAACACTACCTGCTTTCCGACTTCCAGCCAGTCTGTCGCCATAATTGTGTCAATCATAGCAGACAGCACCTGCGGCAATGCTTTCAAAAGCTGTGGAATCGCACCTATAATTCCCTGTGCCAATGTTCCGATAATCTGAGCTGCTGTCATCAAAATTGTAGGAAGATTCTGTAAAATTCCCTGTACAAAAGAACTTAGTGATTGAATTGCAGCATCAATCAGTGATGGTAAATTCTCAGTAATTCCTTGTGCCAGTGCCAGTAAAAGCTGCATGCCAGTCATAATGAGCTGTGGTAGTGCAGAAGCAATTCCTGTAATAAGCGTTGTTACCATATTGACTGCTGATGGAATCAGTTCCGGAAGGGCACTGATCAAGCCGGATACAAGAGATTGAACCAGCGTTACTCCGCCCGCAATCAAAGCCGGCAGATTGGCCGTAATCGTATCCAGCAATTCAGAAACCAGATGTCCGCCCTGCTGAATGAGCTCCGGCAGCCTGCTTGTTATTCCGTTGACCAGGTTCGTGATAAACTGAGGTCCTCGTGTCTGCGCCAGCTGTAAAATACTGTCAATCTGCGATCCAAAAGTCTGATAGAGCAGTCCAAGTCCGGCGAGCACGACAGCAATCAGTGCCGCCGGCATCAGTGCCTTCATAGCAAGACCCATGATCTGGGTCAGACCGCTAAACATTTTTGATCCTACACCAAAAATCAATTTTCCAACCGTCTGTACGGTTGATGTAACTGTCTGTACAACTTTTCCACCCAATGCTCCAATTTTCTGTATCCCATTAGCACCATCTAAGGTGGCGGCATCCAGAATATCTTTAAATGGATTTTTTATTTTTCCAACTGCGGACTGTAATATTCCACCAAGCTTCGAATTGCTAAACGCCTTTCCAATGCTTTTTCCGGCATTTTTTGCCCATTGCGGCACTTCTTTCAAGGTTCCGTTTATCCCCCCAATACCCATAGAAACCAGTTTCCATGTATTGCCCTGAAAAAAATCACTTGCTTTGGTAACAATACCCAAAGCTCCAAGAACTGCTCCAAGAGCCTTTACCTTCTCCCCGGTTCCATCCAGAAGACCTCCAATTTCTTTCAATCCACCTTCCAGACCACCATCTTTAAACGCAGATCCAAGATTTTGAATCCACTGGATTGCTTTTTCAATGTACTTTACATCGGATAACTTTTGGTTAAGATTATTTACCACGGAAGTAGCATTTTCCACAAAACCTTTAAGGCTTTCACTTGCCTGTTCGAAAGCTGTAATTCCAAGTCCTTCCATTCCAGACTTAAGTTCATCAACAGCTCCCTGCAAGTTATCCATTTTGATTCCAGCCATTTTCTCGGCAGAACCAGCTGCATTATTGATCGCATCGGAAAGCTTATTGAAGTCTTCATCGCTTGCATTTGCAATTGCCAGAAGTCCAGACATTGCCTCCTGACCGCCAAGCATAGCCGCATAGGATGCCTTTTCGTCCTCTGTCATCCCTTGCATGCCTTTTCGCATGTCTTTCATGACCTCTCCAAAAGAATTCATATTTCCATTGGTATCAGTAAGTCTAAGACCCAATGCAGACATTGCCATACTGGATTCTTCCGTTGGCTTTGCCATACGCGTAATAGTAGAGCGGAGGGCCGTACCGGCGGCGCTTCCTTTGATGGAACTATTCGCCATAAGGCCAGTGGCAAGAGAAATGTCCTGAATCGAGTAGCCCATTGCGCCAGCTACGGAACCGACATATTTAAAGGTTTCACCCATCAAATCGACATTCGTATTTGCATTTGCAGAAGCGGCTGCCAATACATCAGCAAATTCTCCACTGTCTTTAGCCTGTTTTCCAAATGCTGTCAAGGCATCCGTCACAATATCCGACGTTCTTGCCAGATCACTGCCAGATGCTGCGGCCAGATTCATGATTCCGTCAATACCAGAAAGCATGTCCGCAGTTTTCCATCCGGCCATTGCCATATATTCCATTGCATTAGCCGCTTCTGTAGCTGTATATTTCGTGCTTGCGCCCATTTCTTTAGCTTTTTTAGACAAACTCTCAAAATTTGTTCCTGTAGCTCCAGAAATGGCCGCCACGGAAGACATCGCATTTTCAAAGCTCATACCTGCGCTTACTGCACTTGTTGTCACACTTTTAAGTGCGCTCCCGACAGCTGTAACTGCCTTACCTCCAATCGCCGCCATTGCGCCGAATCCAAGTCCGCTGGATATGGTACCGCGCAGCCGTTCTGCTGTATCGCTACACGATTTCATCGTCGAAGAGAAATTGTTATCTACCGCCGATAAAACTGCTTTCACACTATAAGACTCTGCCGTTTTCACCATCTCCTTTCCGAATCAGTTTTGAAATTCCAGCAAAGCGAGGGTCTGTCCTTTTTGTTCTGCGTTTTTTCAAATTTTCAAGTTCCCGTTCATAATCGAAGAATTTCCGGAACTTTTTATAGACCGGAACCGTCTTTTTACCGGCTTTACGCTCTGCACGCACAGCGAAATCAAGATACGCCTGCCTGTGCGCTGCGAAATTTTGATCAAACATTTTCAATTCCAGAGCCTCCATCATGACGTTATACTGAGCTACCGTCAGCTGATCCACTTGTTCGAATGATGTAAAATTGAAGTACCGGAAGCAGTTTACCGCAACATCATGATAAATTTTCTGAAAATCTACTGTTCCTTCTTGCTCTGCGCTTTTTTCTGAAATTCTTCCAGAGTCTTTTTCAGCGTCTCCTGACGTTCCTTCTCCTCCGCCACTGCTTTCTCGATTTCTGCAACCGTCTTCTTCGTAGCATTGGCTGTCTTTAAGAAACCCAGCGTATCCTCGAAAAGTTTATCAATATCCGTTTCTGGGTCATCAATATACCCGTCCAGCTGGTCTCTTGTCACTCTCGGATTCTGCCCATTGTTTGCCGCATCCAGCAGGTCTACAAGGACTTCTATGTCGCCGTCCATGATTTCTGCAACTGCGTATTTCAGACCGATATTCTTTCTAACATCTTTGACTCCGTCAACCGGCATAGTTACTTTTTTATTCATTTCTCTCATGAATCCCATGCCAAAATTAAACTGATACACCTGTCCATTGATTGTAAGTTCCATATCATTTTTCTCCTTTACTGTTCAAAAAAGAGGACGATTGCTCGCCCTCTGCATTTTTACACTCCTGTTTTAGTTGTATCTGTAAATACGTATGCCGCTACTTCCTGCTGTGCGGCTGTCACTGTCACATCGCCTTTCTCGCCGATTCCGTTTACGCCAAAGGTAAGGGATACTTCTACCATATCCTCGGCATTCGAAGTCTTTTCCAGCTCCGTTACGTACCCCTGGAAATATTTTCCCTTGAATTTATTGCTTCCGCTGGATGCTGGTTCATCCAGATTTGCTTCCCAGATCTCGACCAGTTCATCATTGATCATGGCATCTTCAAGAGAGTCGATCAGTGTGTCGCCCTTGGCAAGAATACTGGTTGCCGTAATCTCAACCTCGGCTGCTCCCGGGGTACGGATCGTGCCATCCTTTGTCTCTGTGGTATCGGCATCTTTGCTTGTCGTTCTGCCGTTCTCTGTCGTAAACGCTAATGCTGTAGCTGCATTTTTAGCCGCATCTTTTTTAAGGCGGTACAGATAAACGATCTTTTTACCACGTACCGCATCTGCGAATAACTGTAAATCAATTGTTTTTCTCATGCTGTTCTCCTAACTGAATAAAAAAGTTACTTCCACGATACCGTGAAGAAGTGGCTGATTGGTGGTTGTGTCCGGCAATATTCTCTGATTCAGGTCCTGCACGGACCACGAAAAGTTGCCGGTATGTTCCAGCTGTCTGCAAATCTGCTTAATCTGCAGAAGCATCTGTGATACTGTGCCGCGCTGCCGCGGATTGTCATGCCAGACGTGAATTGTCTGGCTTGCAGTGCCGAATACAGCCGTTTTATTGGCTCTGTCGGTTAAATCGCTGTCCGCCAGATAGATAAACGGGTATGGCGTACCTTCCGGCGGTAAAAACGTGTCATACACACTGTCTGGATACTGTTTTTTTAATTCCAGAAGCAACGCACTGAATAATTCCTGCTGTGGGTCCATGATGTCACCTCGTAAGCTTTTTCAAATCGGATTTGAACTGTTCTTTCTGAATCGCATAAGAAGGATATACAAACGGCTGCGCTTCCATATATCTCGTACCATGTTCGAGGTATGGGCTATATTCCGTTGTTGGTCCGGCTTCGGCAGTCATTCCTCCATCTTTGATGCTCATCCCGATACTTCTTTTTGTTGTTCCGGTCTGATAACCCTTCTTGAAATTTGCTTTTCTCTGCATTTTTTCTTGCATTTGAGCACCATTTTCCTTTACAACCCGCTTTACATCGCTCATCTGCACGTTTTTCTTCAATTTGACCTGCAGCTTCTCCATTCCTTCCAGCTTGATTTTCGGCATCAAACCACCTCCGATAAAATAAAAGTCTGTTTCACACGTAATTTCCGCGTATAGTCCACTTTGTAGGTCGTGTTTCCAATCCGGATCCTGTCAAACGGCTTCTGATAATGGTTCTGGAGCTGCACTGTCACGCTGCCCTGACGGATCCCACCGTATACGATCTGCATGATTTCCGCCCGCGTATCCATCACAGATGCCATTTTCCGCACCTCTGTTACCTGATCGTCGGCATAGTTTCCAGTCGTTGGATCATACTCACCCGGCAGGACTCGCCGGAAGAAAATTGGCGTATCGTATCTCACAAAAACTTCACCTTTCCCTTCCTTGCCTCCCGCTGGCTGTCCAGATAAGACTGAATATCATCCATGTACCCGGCAAAATCATTTTCAGACCAGGAAAGGCTCTCGCCCTCAACACTGTGAGAGGAGAGCCCTTCTGATCCGATTCGGTTGAATCGAATGACTGAAACATCCAATATGATGTATTCCATTTCTTCCGGCGGCTCCAGACCGCCAAGAAGAAATTTCAACCGCTGTTTCGTGGCATTCAGAATCAGCTGTAGCTGCTGTTCTGTCTTTTTATCTGTGTCTTCCAGTCCAAGAAGCAGTTTCAGATCTTCGAGCATCGACTGCCTCCTACTTCTCTGGTTCTTTTACCAGTTCGATCACCGGGGTTCCACGCAGGTTTTTATCCGAAGCAAGCTCTTCCAGACGCTCTTTCGATACCTTGATTCCCTCGCGTGGGAAAACATCACCCTCTCGGTACTCATGGTCATCGTCATGAAGATCCGTAAAGTATTCAATCACCCTGTACATAGGTTCCTCCTTCTCAGCTCTTCACAGCTACTGTTACATCGCCGGAACGAACTGCTTTATAGTTCTGATCACACTCAACCAGCGTGATGTGATGGGTTGCTGTAGATGCGATTTCGGATTCTCCATCCCATTTGCTCCAGTTTTTCACGTCATCGCCGTATTTCACGGTAGTCGCGGATGCCGCATCTTTGTACTTCCAGCAGTTTTTCATAGACATCAGCTGCTCTTTTACGGAGATTTTTGTTTTTCCTGTTTCAGATCCTTCTGCCGCCGTTACGGTCAGTTTTCCAAGAGTCTGTGTATCCGCGCCACCAACGGAGATGTAGGCGATGGCATCCAGGTACTCACAGAATAAGCGCAGACCCATAATAGCGTACAGATCCGAAATTGCTCTCTCGTAGGTACCCTGTGCATGGAAACCGATAAAATGAGTAGTCGGGTCCGTTGTATAGCTGAGGCCAGCTTTTACGAACTCAGAGTCGCCCGGATCGATGTAATATCCGATGATGTTGTTGAGTGGAGTAGCAATGACGACGTTTTCCGGGATTTCAGAGCTTACGAAGACAACATCAGCGCCAAGGAATTTCTTCATATACTCAAAGCCGAACGCTGTCTGCAGGGAGATATCCGCGGCACCGACATATTTATACACATCCAGTGTATTTACCCATACTGCTACGCCGGTAGCCGTTCTTCTCATCTTTTTGAACTTATCTTTAACCTTTCCGATTGCCATAGCAACCGCCATCTGCCAAGTGCTTTCATGGCCAGTCAGAGAACCTGCTTTCAGCTGTGCGTACAGCTTATCCATGACAACGTTCTGCAGATCGGTTTTGAACTCTTCGTCGGTATCCTGTACTGCGGCATCATATCCCTTTTCCGCGATTGCCTCCAGGGTTACTCCCTTACGATACTTGCTGATTTTAATAGTATCAAACGGAATTTCTTCCACAGCGTACTGGGAGTACGGGATCTCTTCGCCCTCTGCGACCTCACCGGACTGCAGGTTTCCTGTCACCTTTTTTGTATTTAAAACGGTGTTGTTATCTTTCTTGATCATTCGGATAATGCCCAGGACGTCAAGCAGCGCCTGAATGTTTTTGCCGAAAGAGGTAACGAAATCAATCTCACGGGCTTTTACCTGGATCTGTTCCTGACCTGTCATGTTATCCGGTGCTGCAAATACCTGCAGCCCTAATTTCTCAATTTTATGCATGCTGTTTTCCTCCTACTGAAATAATGCAATATTTTCCGCAATCAGCCGCTGCCGTTCGATCGGGTTGCTGACTGCAAGAATCTGTTCTTTTGTCACAGCACCTTTCCCGCCGGATCCGCCCTTTGGTGCATTTCCCTTCAGGGCATCTTTTACGGCAGCCTGCACTGCGTCCTTGTACATCTTTCCGAAAGCTTCAACTGCCGCTTTTGTATCTTCAGCGCTTTCCGATACCAGATGTGCCAGAAGTTCATCCGGAATGCTGATTTCTTCATCTGACAGCATCTTTCTGGCTGTTTTTGACATCTCAGAAATCGAATTCTGCCGTTTCAGATCCGCCAGCTCTTTCTCCAGCTTTCGAGTCTTGTACTCTGCTTTCTCTTCTTTAGTCATCTTTGCAAGCTTTTCCGCCTCTGAAAGCTTGTCATCAGTCAGTGCCTGCCACTTTTCCTGCGCTTTGGTCACTGCTGTATTTACCGCCTTCTGGACCCTGCGGTCGAACTCTGCTCGATTCTCTGCCTGCCCAAGAAAATCATCAAATGACATCTCATTGCCGCTATCTCCAGAACCTGCTCCGGCTCCGTCCTCGTTTCCGTTTCCGGCTCCGCTGCCGTCTCCTTCACCTTCTGCAAATAACTGCAGGTTGTTCATTGGAATTCTCCAACGCATGTTTCTGTACTTCATTTCTTTTCCCTTTCTGCCCCGTCCCGTTCCATGCAGGCCCGTGCCGTTGCTCCTGGTGTTGTAGTTTAACGACATCCCAGTCACACCTGTTACACAATCCGGACACAGTCCGGGTATTCGTCAGCGATCATACAGATGCCGACAAAAAAGGAATCCACCAGAGTTCTTGCTTTCTCCGATAGATTCCCATACTGTATATCAACCCATCCGGGCGATACCTTGTATTCTATTTCATCCCTTGTCAGATCCTCAATCGAGCGGATCAGTGTCCGCACAAGGCTGGAAACGCCCGCACAGACGATGTCCTGCCCGTGCGGTGCGTACATTGCATGACCGGACACCTTAATTTCGTTTTTACGAACGCGCACCTCAATCATTCTCTGATCCTCTCTTTCTTAAATGGGCATAAAAATACCACCGGCCTCTCGACTAGTGGTAACTATGAAATAATCGCGCCAAGTAATGCAGACAATATCACGTTGAATGTTTCAGCACAATATTCTTTTGCTTTCTGCATGCGGCTGTTTTCTTCCAGGAACTGTACGCCCTCAAACGTAATCTCAAATGGTCTGTCTGTTTGGAGCATTGGCGCGTCTTTTGTTTTGTCAACGACCACAAATCCTGTAATATATCCCTTCCTTACAAGTGTTGCAATGATCTTGCACCAATAGCTTTGCGGAATATCAAATAATTTTGAATTCCACGCGAACTGTTCGAGTTCTGGTTCTACACCGAGTTTCATGCATTCGTACAGATATCTCAGTATTTTATACATGATTACTTCCATGTCATTCTTTGCCATTATCGTTTTTTACTCCTTAAACAGTTTTATACGAACGGAACCATCTCTTTTACGTCCTTCAACGTCCTTTTTGCCTTTTCAAGCAACGAATTTTCGAACAGATATGAAATACCTTTCGGCGTGATAATGGTATCGGGCAGATCGCCTAAAAGAACGCCATCTTTCGTATGATTAACAGCAATGCCTTTTACATATTCTTCCGTAATCAAGCTTAAAATGATATACTGCCAATAATTCTCAGGAATATTATAAGCTGATGCTGTAAGGTAACACGCTTCTGGTTTTTCACCCTTTTTCAAGCATTCATACAGATATTTCAGTACCTGGTATACAATCACGAAATAATCATTCTGAGCCATTTGTCCTGTCTCCTTATCATCAGTTGATAATTAACTGATTCTTGCAAGAATCACAGTAAAAAGTATTGGTTTTTTCACGGTCGCCAACAGGAATCATGATTCCTGTTTTACATTTTTTGCACAAAACTTTTTCGCCTTTCCTCAAGAGCTTTACTCTCTCATGAGGCGGAATATTCAGAGTATTCGTCATAAACAATCACTCCCATTTCAGATTCGGATATTTATCATTTATATGATTAATTATATCCTGGAGCACTTTCTCTGTCAATTCAATGTTTTGATGCCTGTACTCGTTCACATAGCATTGCAGTTCTTGACTTTTGGTATTTGGCTTGTTGATTTTGGCATGCGTGGCCTCGTGAATCACCGTAATAGCCGTTTCACGAACCGTTTTGGTATTATCAGCATAAATGTTGATTTCTCCATCTTCGAAAAGTCCGTCCAGTCCTTCATCAACATCAACTCCGTACCATACCTTTATTTGAATATCATTTTCCTGAAGATATTCCAACATTTCCGTTCCGATGCTGGACTTTTTCATTTCTTTCATGATATTTCGAGGTTTGATAACGTCTCGCCCCTTTGATCTGCCATCCAATGTTTGGAATATTCCTTCGTTGTCTTTATATCTTGCCTTTCTGTTTTTCGATGCTTCCCATTCTTCTGTGGTACCACCCTGCTCCAGAAAGTCCAACCATTTCTCATATTCTGCACTGTCTTCATAGGCTGCCGTGGAGCAGTGACACCGCGGATGCATCGGCGGCGCGTTCGTCCCCGGCATCATGTCCTGAACTTTGAAATGCCTGCCATCCAACGCCTGGCACCGTTCGCAGACATCTGCATTCCCGCAGGCAACGTATGTATACTCCTCGAATCCGTTTCGAAGGTAGGACTGTTTCTGCGCTTCTGTCTGGACTCTGGCAAGCTCCGTGACCATGAGCCGCTCTGCATCCTCCCTGCTTGCGCCGAAGCGTTTCTGCAGGTGCACCGCAAGCTCCCGCGGGTTCTTTCCCTGGATCAGCCCCGTTTTCAACAGCTTATCCAGCTCTGCTTTCAGCATGTCCTGGTACATCCAGATCCGGTCAGAATAGGTGGCATTGTGGAATGATGCATCCACGATTGTCCGCGCCATTTTTCCATTTTCCTGCACGGAATTGCCGAGAATACCCGCCTGTCTGCGAAACTCTTCTATTGTCTGCTGTGTCAGCGTCCGATCGAAATATTTCTGCAGTTCATCGAATCCGGATACCATTTCCAGCCCAATATTGGCTTTCAGCAGTTCCAGACGGTTGATCTTCATGGTTGCATTGTACAGCCGCATCTCTTCATTCGCCTGGTCGGAAAAATCTTTTTCTTTGACGTATTTCGCCGCTTTCCTGCCATACTCTTCGATATCGAGCTTGGAAACCCTTCTCTTTGCTTCTGCCAACGAAATCTTCTCAGCATTGGCGTATTTTGCGTAAAATCCATCGATTTCCTTCTGAATCTGATCCGCCATATACGCATAGGTCTTCCGGATCTCTTCTGCATAGGTCTGCTCAGACATCTTATTCTTCTTGGCATGTTCCGTCTCACGTTTCTGCCAGTATTCCTTACTCGTCATCCTGTCCACCGCCGCCAAACATCTGCTCCATTACCGGATCCGCTCTCACCTTATCCTGGTCTGCATCGATTTTCTCGATTTCATTCTGCACATTATCCACGATTGACAGCACGCCGAGCTGTGTTTCCTGGCTGACCACGCCTTCCAGGTTCTTCGCGATCTCTGCCTCTTCCTGCAGGTTTGCCGGGAAGTTCGGCGTAAAATGTGGATGAATCTTCACCCAGTCATCTTTTTTCATTCCTGAGACCGGATTTGAGAAAATCAGACGATACCTCCGGTTCATTCCACTGGTAAATTTCCGCTCTTTCGTTTTTTCCAAGTTACTCATTGCCTGCAGCTTATATTTCATGGCGATGCCGGAACTGGTGCCAAAATTCTCATCCGAGATATTGGCCACCATGCTAATATGGAAAATGAGCTTTTCCAGACGATCGATCAGATGTTCCTGCGTGGTATCACCATCCGGTTTCTGAAGAAATTCGACAATCAACCGTTCGGTGTCCCCGTCGAAATTAATGATTCTGTCATCCCGGATATGCGCCACATCGTCTTCTTCCAGCTTGGAACCAAGAACCTTGAGATAGGCATCCGCGAAATAGTCAACATCATTGGCTTTCTCGCTGATCGCCTTGTTGTATGCATTAATCATCGTAAGGACCGGCTCGAAGATTCCCATACGCTCCTTGTTTTCTACGTACTCCGATGCCGGAACGCCGTCGAAGCCGTGTATCTTCTCGTCTGCATCCCAGAGCAATTTTCCTTTGATTGTAAACCAGCGGACCTTCGTCTCGTCCGATACGCTTCCATGAAGGATCTGATTCGAATCGTAATACAGCCGCACGAAATATCGTTCCCTTTCCAGCACGGAATCATCGTAGATCATGAATGCATCCAGCGGGCTCAGGTATGTAATACCGATATTCCCATTCTCATCCACATAATACATTTCATAACCCTTGCCAAAGATACTGCAGATTTTGGACAGTTCAGCATTGTTATCGTCCTGATCGTTGTACTGATCCAGGAACTCAACATATTTCTCAACCACTTCGTTTCCACCATCAACCAGTAGCTTAATTGGATGCCCGATGAAGAAACCATTCATCGTATCCACGATATATTTTGCAAAATTGACCATGATTCGGTTGTCCGGTTTCCACCGGGGCTTGGGCGGCTCATGCAGAATCGGGTAGTCCGTTTCATAGGCCTCCTGCAGTCTATTGTATCGAAATGCACACTCTCCAGAATGCCGCATGATGAATTCATTCAATTTGGCATCTGTCAGTGCTTCCTCTGACGGCAGCCTGTACAAATTCGTTCGCACTTCTATATCCCTCCTTTCACCTTTCTGTTCAGCCGTGGTCGCTCCCCAAGTATTGTATATACAAAATATCGTACAGCGTCCATCGCATGATCATATTGTTTCACTGGCTTGTCTTCTCCGTTTTCAGCAGCTTTTTTATCCCAAATATAAGATGCAAATTCTTTAATTGTATTTATACACGCCGTTGAAAATACAATTTTTTGCAAATTCAATTTGGTTGCTACCAATCGAATTCCGTCCTCTACATCATTTTTGGCTTTTATGATTTTGAATCCACGTTTTCGCAATTCCGCAATAAAAGAAGCAGCCGCAGGATCCACTATAATTGCGCGAATTTCCATCTTATCCAGCCAATTTTCCAAGTCGTCTGCATACTCTGCATCCGTTTTCTGCTTTCCTTCCTTTCGTCCAGAATAATAATATTCTTTCGTACAATACCAAACGCCATCCGTTCCTTTTTCCCACAGGAGAAACACCGTTGCATTTTGAGTTCCATAATCGCAACTGACATATCTATTGCTGTCAAGCAATAACTTTTCAAATAACAATGGATCTTTCACATGTTGTGCTTCGCTGAACATATCGTAGATAATACCCTCAGCCATAGCCCACAGGCCCAGGATGTATCTTTTATAGAACACCCCGGTATACATGTTTCGGTATCTGGTTTTTATTTTCTCAGATAGGCTTAGGTTGTCATCCATTGTAAAATGGAGATACAGCAGCTGTTTTTCTTTCCTCTTGTCAATCCAATTGAGCTTAAACCAGTGATATGGACCGTCCGGGTTGCAGTTAAACCAAAACTTGGAACCTTCAACGGAGCATCGGCCGGTTGCCTGATTGACGAAGGATTCCGGCATCAGTGCAACTTCATCAAAGAACACGCCCGCAAGCGTGATACCCTGAATCAGATCCTGTGAACGTTCATCTTTTCCACCAAAAATATAGAAATAGTTCTCTGTATCGCCTTTTCTGATGATAATGAGGTTATCAGCTCTTCGATCGGTTACGGAATATCCTCTGGACTTGAGCATCAGTTTCAGCCAGAACAGTACGTTTCTTCGGAAAGAACCAATGGTCTTTCCACACATAGCAAAGTTCTGACCATTGAATGTGCTCATTGCCCACATCACGAATGAGAGGGACATACTGACAGTCTTTCCGGATCGGATCGCGCCGTCAGCTATGATTCCATCCTTATCATGGACTGGCGAATCCTTGCACCACCAGGTAAGAACCTGCTTCTGTTTTCTGGAAAACGGCGAAAAATGGAATGTCTGGTCTTTCTGACAATTTTTAATGTTTCGCGTGAGATTCTGCAGCTTTGTTTTCAACGATGAGATCTTCTCATACACTCTCATCACCCCAGACTTCCTGCGCCACGGCATTCATCGCAGAAAGGAATCCATCATCGCCGGTTTCTTCCTGCTGAACATCCTGTTTGCTCATTTCAAATTCAAGTTGCATTGCTGCAAGTTCCAGCCGTGCATCGTCGTAACCAAATTTATGTAAAGCCTCAATGGCTCTCTGGCGCCGCGCCTGCACGCGAGTCAGGGCATCTTCTATGGACTGGATCTGTCCCAGAATTCCCTCATATTCTTTTAAGACAGTTGGTTTTCCTTTTTCAATTCCAGATCGATATCCGGTAACACTCATTCCCGCTGGAACTTGTTCTTCTGGCTCAATATTTTCATCGGCCGTCGGCTGCTCCATGTTCTTCAGCATCTCAATTCTTTTCAACATCCGCCGTTCCCGCACAGTCAATAGCTGAATTTCCTGCAGGAGCAACTGCTCCTTGTCCGGCGTCACAATTTCAGTCAACCGTTTTTCTTCTGGATCCAGACAATCAAAAAAGAGAGCTTCAAACTCTCCTGTCTTAATCGCATTCTTATTTCCCGGCGGTCCTGTTCCGCCATGCCCTTCGGCATTTTTGTTGCCCGGCTGACCGCCTTTCTTTTTTGCAACGTTGCGTTTATTTTTTTGCAACGTTGCATTATCCCAGTCATATCGATTCTTCCAGCTTCGAACCGTCCCTTCCGGAACTCCCAAAGTGCCGGCAATCTCTATTAATTTCAGACCTTTTGCATATAATTTTCTGGCCTGCTCCACCCGCTGATCCGGTGCTCTTGCCAAGCCTCACCACCTCTCATTCGTTTCGTTTTTGAGTATAAAAAAGGCAGTCTTTATGAAAGACCGCCCGCTGTACTATTTTACTTTTCCTTTTTTTCTATAAGCTTCATCAAGTCATCTGATAAGTAACTCACTTCCTGCTGTACTGGAAACACATCTTTAATCTCATTTGGAGCATCTATTGCAGAATAAAATTGCATTCCCTTGTCCATCCAATAGGCAAGCTTTTCAAGACTTCTTCCCGCTTTATCTTTCTCTTCTCCATCTTTTAATTCTCCAAGCTCCTGCTCCAACTCACTCACAGAATTTTGTGTTAAGATTTTGTTGGTTTTCTTGAACGCATCCAACACCTCGGCTGCTATTCCATTTTTTAATTCCAGTGATCGCAATGCTTCTTCCTGCATTTTTACAGTCGTTGCGTGTGATTTGATTTTTGCAGCAGCATCTACAAGTTTACCCAAATTAGATAATACAGTTGTTGCCGCTGCTCCTGCAATCAAAAAAGTTAACCATGTAGATCCAACATCGACAGAACCATATTTGATGCTCGCATCTTTTGAATTTAAATATGGACATTGACTTAATATAAAATTCAAGTCTGAAATACATCCTGCGAAATCATCCAAATTTTGAAATTCCGGCATTTTAATATCAAATCCATATTCTTTTTCTGCCACTTTTTGTGGATTTATAGCTTCATATGTTCGAATTATTGTCTTCATTGCAATAACTAGCTGTCTTTTATATTCCTTAAATGTGTCTGCCACCGTTTCGGTGATATCAAATTCATCCACATCACGATACATGATTGGAATTGATTCATACAGCTTTTGTACACTTTCACGCAATGGCGTTATCTTAGCCAGTTCATTTAAGATAATACTTTTTTCATTCCAACCTTCAATATATTTAACAGGCCCTGCTGTTATTACTTTAGATCCAATTTCCATATTTTGAACCGTTTCCAAATACATTTTACATGTATAATACATTCCATATAACCTCATTTTCATTTCCGCCTTTCCACAAAATCTTAAATCATAATATCTCATTTCTATTTTTTTTACAACAAAAAACGACCTGTTTTCAGATCGTCTTTTGTATCGCTGATTTTGTGGAAGTCTCCAGTCAATGGAGAGTTGGAACGGCAGGACTCGAACCTGCGCCCTTGTCGACTTATTCGACTGCTTCTTCCTTCTGAGCTACGTTCCAGTTGGTGCAGGGTACCAATCTGCACCGTGCATCATTCGGACTTTTTCCACGGGCTGATGCCGCCCAATCAGCGGCCAGGCTGTGACACCTGACCGCCGCTCAAAATACATGCAAGGAGATTTTTAGGAATGATCCCTTATCCATTCTCTGGCTCTTACAGCATACCACAGGTATGGTATACCATTCTATTCCATCTTGAAATTCGTCAATGCCCTTCCGTGGATTCTATGCACCTGAGTCCATCCATATCCCATTCGCTCAGCGATCTGCTCCCACTGCAACCAGTGTATGTATCTCAGTCTCAAAACTGTTTTTTCGGTCTCATCTTGCATTGCCTCAATCCGCTGCGTAATTTCTCGCCGGATTCTGATCCGCTGCTCCATCTGATCTTTCAACTCTGTCAGCAGCTCATCAAGCTGCGCGGCATACTCTGAAAGATCCATGCAACTGCTCCCATGCGGCATCCCGTCTTGGATCAGCGCCGGAAACATTTTATTCATCCGCAGATCATCGATTTCTTCCTGAATCTCTTTTTCTGCCAACTCTGCCACATGGTATCTCTTCAGGTATTCTTTTTTCTTTTCATTCTCTTCTTTGTACTGCTCCATGGGTACCACCTCCCTGTCATTTCCATTAACATCCTTTCGTTCTGACTCCTAATCAGCATTATGTTTCCGCTTTCCGTGCTGTTCGTTCCACTTCTTTAAATATTCTTCCTGCTCCGCATCTTCTTCCGGATCCTTTGGACGCTCTGTCCGGTTCAGTAGCCACGCCGCCGCGCCGATCATCCCTGCGCAGGCAAGCAATTTTCAATAATTTCTCTCATACCCTATCCTTTCCGTAAGATCTCAAGTCTTACTCTATCCCATTCATCCAGCAGTTCTTGTGGATAATTATCTTTCACTTTCTCAATGTTTCTTTTTATTCTGCAGATTCCGTTTTCTCTCGCAACTCTTCCGATCGTAGTTTCCGATACCCCTGTTCTGTCCACAATCGTTTTATACATTTCACCCCGTTGCAACGCCTCCAGAATCATTCTCTCCATCTCTTCCGGTATTTTTCTCATATTCCATCTCTCACAAATAATTCCGGCCGAAGATCTCTCGAAAATTTAATTCCGGATAATTCTCTTCAAACACCCTCTGTCCTTCCGCCTGCAGATATTGGTTGGCTGCTCCCGCCGGATCCTGATGCACTGCTCTCGCAGATGTCCGGTGGCATTCCGGGCAGATATAGACTTTCAATCCGTATTCTTCTGATAAGTGTCTGTTGGGACCGCCGAAGATGTGGTGCTCCTCCAGCACCGGCTTCCAATTATTATCTCCCTCTCTTGCGCAGAGATAACAGATTCTACTCTCCTTGTTCTGCAGCAGACTCTTTCCGTGCTTCTTTTTCTTTTTTCTCTTTGTTGGTTTTGGATATAACATTTTCTCCTCCTGCTTACATAAATGGAATATCTTCATCGACACCATCCGGGATAGTCATGAAACCGTCCATATTTGCCTGCGGTGTTGCGCCCTGCTCCCGCGGACGTTCCGCGTTCTTACCCTCTCCAAACTCCTGCTCTTCCACAACCACATCAGTTGTGTAAACCTTCCTGCCTTCACGGTTCGTATAGCTTCCGGTTTGGATCCGGCCGGTGATGGCGATCTTCGTTCCCTGCCGCAGATATTTCTCTGCAAATTCTGCCTGACGGCCGAAAGCAACGCATCCGATAAAGTCTGCAGTTGCGGAATCACCCTCTCTGTGAAATCTACGGTCAACAGCCAGTGTGTAACGGGCTACCGCCGTAGAATTCTCTCCTGAAGAGTATCTGACATCCGGATCTCTGGTTAATCTTCCCAGTAATATAACTTTATTCATGCTCTTTTCCTCTCTTTCCTACTCGTGTTCCGCGGATCCGGAACGCTCGCTGCGTTCCTGGCTCCGCATCTGTCTCCAGAATTTCCTCATCTATGAGTTCCTGAATATGTCTTCTTACTGTTGACATGGATATTCCCAACGCGTCTGCAATTTCTTTGTAGCTTGGTGGATAGACATGAACCGTGATGTACCTCGCAATAAACCGGTATACATCTTCCCGGATCGCTGCTCTTTCTTTTCTGCTATGCATCCGTGCCTCCCTCTTGTTCGAATTCATATCCTCTTTCATCAACCAGCTTCTGCATCCACTGATACAGTTTCTTCTGATCCGCCAAAATATCCGCTGGAAGATATTTCGAGAGATACACGGACAGCCCCCAGGCGGTAAGGGTATCAAAATAATCCTTTCTCGGCATTGCCTTTCCGACCACTTCGATACTCTCTGTACCCGGATAATCTGCAGGAAGATTCATCTGCCCTGGCAACTGCTCCTGGACATCTTCCGTTTCGTTTTGTACGACTTCCGGCTCACTGGATACTTTTTCTTCTACTTTCTGCGAATCTTTTAATTGTACTGTCCCAGATTTCTCTTCTTCTGTACTTTGGGACGCTTCTCTTTCTGGCTCTTTTGGCTCCCCTGAACTCGTCTCTTCCTCTGTATTTACAATGGTTTTCGGCATTTTAAATTGCGCCGGCGCAATTGGCGTTTTCTCATTTTTCTCCTCTAACTGCATTTTGGGATGATTATCTTCCGGCGGCTGCTCCTCCGCTTCCATTTCACCCTCGTCAGAATCATTTTTCTGATAGAGTGTCTGATCTTCTAATTTTTCCCTTGATTCATGCTCTTCTCCGATCGCCTCCTGCTCCACTGCCGTCTCTTCATGCTTTTTCTCAAAGATTTTCTTCGAAATCTCAAAGAACTCATCCCAGCTCATCGGCCGCGGGGTCTGACCAAACTGCTTGATCTGAATATTCTGCTCATACATCGCGGCGAAGAACAGACCCATACGAAAGGTTTTGGTTCCGGACGGATTAACAATCTCTGCCATTTTTTCAACATTCCATTCCGCGTATGCTGCGCTCTGCGCCAGCTCCTTTTCTATCTCTGGATTTATTTCGAAGAACTTCTGCACCAGTTTCTCGATCGAGTCCGCCTGCTCCGCATCCGGCTCCGACTTGTTAAACCGTTTCAGCTCCCGAATATCCTCTCTGGATGTTTCGGGGCAGATCATCTGCCGATCACTCTCCGGCAGTTTCAGCATCTCTTCCAACTGGCTTCTTCCCATGTCAGCGTATTCCGGCCGAAGATGTTCAGAATATCCATCAACGGAATATTCTCTGTTGATGCTCATAAACCGGCTGGTGATAGACGGTCCCAGGCCATACTCAGCCTGAGCAAATTCCGCTATGCTTTTATACCCATCTTGTTCATAGAGCTTCTGATCATCAATCTGTCTCAAAGCGTATCCAATCCGGACAAAGCTCTGTTTCACTCCCAGGAGTTCCTGTTTCAATTTCTGTTTCATCTGTACCCAGTCATCCAGGGTCAATTGCACATATTCCATACTTTCCTCCTTACGCTATGGCTGCCGGCCGGATCATCTCTGACAACGTTCCTGTTTTCAGTTTCTTCAGCCAGGTATTCAGCCATTTCCGCATATTCTCTCTATCTGGTTTTCTGTCTTTATCTCCGTACCATTGCAGAATTGTCGGATTTTTTGCATCGATCTCAACTGTGATATACGGTACATCAGGCTCCTCTCTGAATCTAAGCATTAATATGTATGTCTGCCCTGTGTTGTGTTTTCCCAAGTAGGCGTTTCCTCCCACACAATGATGAAGAAGACGCCCTTCCATGACAATTTCCTCTGCTGATCGAGCCGGTCTGATGATATATCTATCGTCTTCGTAATAATATTTATTTCTGAGTTTTTTGTAGCTTTTTCGAATTTCCGGATAACGTTCTGCCACCTCTTCGAGATGTCTATCCATTTTTGCTTTGTTGGATTTCATTACCAGTTTATTATGTGCCGCCTCTAAATCCCGCGGCTGCTGATAAACCGAATTACTAAGGTCATATCCCGCATTCACTCGCATACTCAGATAATCTGCATAAGTTATGGCCGTGTGTCTGATTCGTTCTGATGCGCTGTAGCAGCCCGTACCATACTCACATCCAGCATATTTTTCTATACGATTAAGCAACTTCTGCAAAGTCATATATCTGGTAGCCATTGCCACCTGTGCCCCGCTCAAACCGGTCTCTGCCAAATGTTCTATCTGCGTATCTGTCCAGTTCTTCCCTTGGCGTCTCTCCATCTGCATCACTTCTAGGAGATGCGTATCCCCTTTCTTCTTGATGAGCTGTTGTACCCTTTCTTTCCGAATTCCAAGGAACTGATCCGGCCTCCTGGCATTCTCATCAGCAACTATTCCGTAGTAGCATTTGACTAACTTTTCTACTATATCCGTCATTCCAAGCTTCACCAAAATTTCAATCTGTGGCGTCCGGTTATAACACTCTAAGTAGTCAATCGGATTGATTTCTCTTACGTTCTCTGCAAATTCCCGCAATGCGCTATACTGGAACATTGTCCCTTTCATTTCTTCGTAGGTTTCTGACAGGATTAATCCGGAATGGATGAAGATAGGCGATCTTCCACACAAGTTGCAGTCATCCCAAAAATCTTTTCCCGTGTATGAATTATATTTTTGATAATCTATCTGGATCTTTTTCCCTGGAGTCCAATATGCTCTCGCAATTTCTATTCCGGAAAGTTCTTCGCAGGCATTGTACATCTCTGGTTCTTTATCTCCGCAGATGAAGCCCAATATCCATTTTTTCGACACTTCCACATACCGCATAACCATTCCATTCTCTTTATACTTCTGCCCTAAAAACAGATATATGGTTTTACTATAATCTCCTTTCACTTTTCCCTGGCATTTATATTTTCCGCGTACCCCGCACATTGGACAGGTACCATACTTGCCCTCTCTCGGTTCTTCCGTCCATCTCTGGAACTGGCTTTCATAGGAGATCCCTCTTTTCCATCTTGCATCTGTTACTCCCCCGCACTTGCTGCAAGCTATCTGCGCCCAGCAACCATGCTTCTTGTAATACAAATAATGTTGGTTATGAAAACAGAGACTGTCTGCTCTGGCCAAGATCTCTTTTTCCGGTAATTCCTTGGTATGTGATATTCTGTCTGCCAGTGCCTCCTTGCGGCGCACATATTCTCTATGCTCCCTGTCCCGTCTCGCTGTCGCTACGATTTCTTTTTCGTGCCTATATATGTATTCCCACCAGCGTTTTTCATTGTAGACGGGGCTTTCGGTTTTGCAGAACTTTTTTATTCTTTCCAGATCATCTATACTTTGAAGAATATTTTCTTTCTCCGTCTGCTCCCAGCTCGATGGTTGTTCTACCCATATCATCTCTCTCCTGTCTGTCTCCACTCTCTGCCGGGTCCATTCTCCCCCTGGCCAATACGTACCGAAATCCTTTTTTGTAAGCACGATACGCACCAGCGGCGTTTCTTTGTATTTCTTTTTATTTCGATACACTTCCAGGAACAGATGCTTTTCATGGCCTACAATTTTAACCGCCGTGACACCGATGTATTTGACCTCTTCTTTTGAACTGATTTTCCGTAATCCCAAGTAAGGAATTTTTTCAATCGCTTTCTTTTTCATCCGTCCCACCTACTTCCCCATATAGTATTCCGTTATGATCTTCTTTGCCGTAGCCATGCCTGGCTCACCATGATCTACTCTGCCTGTTATTCCGGCTGCTTTTAATATTTTCTTGTCAACTGTTTTTCGATTTTTATATGACCATTTCAGCAAGGCACCAATGCAGCCGCATAAGCTCTTCCCCTTTTTGCGCACCTGGTATGCCATTACTTCATTGTTCATACACTGTGCTTTGACGTATTCTGTCCAATCAGCCAGAAGTTCTTCTGGTTTTAATTCTTCGGCCTCGACCTCGATCTTGCCAAGCGCTGCTGTCGTTGCATCACACAGCGCCGGCAGATCACCAGCGCAGAACATTTCCACGAAATCCTCTGGAATCCCATTTTCCGCAGCCATCGCCTTCAAACTTCCGATATCTCCTTCATTGAACAAATTTTCTGCCAATTCATTGATTTCCTGGAAGGAATTCATTTCTCCAAATCTCTCAAACATCCTATTTCCCTCTTTCCATTTTCTCCATCTCGCTCTGCAGCCAGGCACTGTACGCGTGCCGTCCCGGAGCGATCGTGATTGTATGTATTTTGATTAAATTTGCCAGCTGCTCCCAGCCACTCCGGTATTTGATCGACTCCCCTTTTGCATTGGTGAATCCATTCTGCTCCCACGCAGAGAGCTGACGCAGTAGCATCTGCAAAACCCACTCATCCGCTGCATGAATCGTGATCCGGCTCGGCTTTTGATACCGGCGAAGTGCTTTGATCAGAACCTGCAGCGTAATTCCATGCATTGTGCCAGTCATCTCACCCAGTTGGTATACTGTTCTCCCTCCCGGAGCTTCCAGCACATAACCCCACTTACGCTTTTTTTCCTGCGGTGCGCTTATGCTTGTCTCGACGTAAACGTCGGTCGCCATCATAGTCTGTTCGCCTCCTCTCCAGACGGATCATCGTATACTGTCTGTATTTGTATCCGGTTACCGGGTTATATCCCTCATAAATCTTTGCTATGTAATACCCTTTGCGGGGCTTTGCCTCCTCCTGCCAGCGGACAAGTTTCTGAATTTTCGGCTCCGGCAGCGGCATATTCCTTGAAGTGTTATAGCTCGTTTCTTTTAACCGCGGCTTCGCAGCGTCCCCGTTCGATTTATGTTCGGTCCGGTGTTCGCTCTTGGTCAGATAGCTGGCGATCTGGTAAAAATCTTCGCTGTAAAACTGACTGTTTTTGATTTCACACGACCAGACACCGCCTTTTCCCCATACCTGCTGTAAAATACTGGCTGTATCCCCAACCTCGTTAAGAACAATGTGGATATGCCAGGCTCCCTTTGTTCCCCGCTCAATATTCCGGATCCAGAACAATTCATATCCCCGTTTTTGATATTCCTTGCGCACTTTTCGGATTGTCTTTTGAAAATCTTTCAATGCCTCTTTCATATTGGGTGGCCTCTTGTCCTGCCGGTAAGTCAGCGTTGCAAGACAGTCGCCCTCATGGAAGTACGTCATCATCCGCAGCTGGCATCTCCGGATCTTCTCTCTCTCGTTTGCCTGCCGCATCTGCTCCTCTGTCGGCTTTTTCTTTTTCTCCCGCCGCTGTCCCGGCGCTCCATATCGGCCATCGTGGAACTCTCTTATCTCGAGAATGTCTCCCCCACGAAGCCTGTATTCTTCCCGCTTTGTTCCCATCTGTCTGTCCTATCTTTAATATCTTTATCGAGTCCGAAAAGGGCAGAAGCAAGCCCTTTCAAATCCCAATTTTTT